TGTAGTCTAACTTTACCCCAAGGTCTGCGTTAGTGTGTACTCTTGTACCATCAAACTTTTTATACAAGAAATCCCCTATATAGTGTTCTTGCCACTTACTTTCTACCCCATCGTACTGGAAAGTACTGTTAAGCACCGTACCCGAACCCTGCACAAATGATCCGTTGACAGATATTTGTGCAGATTCTTTAGCCAGGGCTGTTGTGGAAAAAACTAGTAGGCTTACTAGTAGTAACGGTAATTTCATTTTGTATTTATGTTAATGCATTCTCTCTAGCGGTGGTAACTATAGTGCATGCATCAGGTTTGTAACCCCTCACTACACCTTTCCACTCCTCGACCTAGAGAGACTTTCGTGTTGCTAACGCTAGTATGGCTTGACTAGAACCGTCCCATGGTGATCAAACCATTTCTCGTCGTGTGGGCACACTAGCCGCTGACTAGGCGGCACGTTCATACATAATCGTTTGGTTCGCTCTGAGACTCGGCGATGAAACTTGACGCGCATTCATCTCACCGCCGATCCCTCCGAGACCCTATAGCACTGCAATGCTACACCACAAGGTCGCTCGCTGTCTGACACGAACCGGAGTTTATCACATCACGGCTCTATGTTTCGTCCGATTTTCACGGACTCATCAGAGACATAATTGTGACCATTATCGTGATCGTCACCGTCGTGGGGATTTCACCCAAAAGCAATCAGGCTCATGACCTGCTGCCTATCCGTTTTTTGTATGCGTATTGGTTGACATACGGGACGGGCCTTCCCCTCTATCGGCTCTGAATCAACTAGTGATCCAGTTTAGCGCGAATTCTGCAAAATACTTGCGGTCTTTTTTCTGATGGTTATCCGCACGACCAGGATTCGAACCTGTCTTCCCTTACTATCTTCGGGGCGTGCTACCATTACACTAAGTGTCTACCATCTAGCATACTTATTTAAGCAGGTTATTGCCATTCCTGCTGTTGTTTTTAACGATATGCAACAATTATCGTTCGCGCAAAACGAATTGAGAGTACTGCCATTCCCGTTTAAAGATTTAATATCTTCTGTCACGCGCCTGCTACCACAGCATGGTTAATGACAGAGAGGATCACCCACGGCAGTCTGGTAGTTGGTTAAACTCCTCGCTTTCGGACTCTCAAACCTTATTAACTTTTCAAACTATGAATGTAGTTTACACACTCTCCAATCAAAAGTCAATACAATCTTTTCCCAATTTTGCAATTCTTGCCTTTCGCGCAAAGAATCACTAATTGATATACATCATACAAGAGTCGAAAGGTAAATGCAAGAACTAAATTTCCATACAAATCAAAGACTTATGAGTTTAGTTTTTGCTTTAAGTATTTTCGTAGCCTACGGTATCTATCCATAACCCTCATTCTATGAGCATGGGCTTGAAACATCAAGCCCATCACCTGACTGGTATAAATGCTTACATAAAGCATTTTATTTACCCTTAGCAGTCTCTGTCAAGCCCTTAGAGACATTGACACCAAAACTATAAAGACTCTTAACAAAATCACCTTGTGCTTCTGCTAGGTGAGATAGTTCGCGGCTAAGTGTAGCGTGAGGAATAGAATCAGCAAACGACTTGAAAGTTTTCACTCCCTGATCAACCATAAACTCAAATGTAAACATGGGTTACTCCTTTTTGTAACAGTATATATTATTGCAGTGCAACATATATATGCTATTATATTGCGTTGCAAAAATTTTGCAACTTAGAGTAACCCATATCTATCAGCCCGGAGGTGCTACTTTACCAACAGCATTGATTACAGCGGCAATCTTTGCGACTGCTTGTAATTCAGTTACAGTCATACCTTCTTTCTTTAAAAGATCGTAGTGTGACTTTACACAGAAATTGCACTTACCTACAATGCTAGCGCAAAGAGCGTACATTTCAAACTTCTTCTTTGAAACGCCACCGTGTGTAGCATATGCAGTCATACGCAAGCCTGCAGGCAAGCCCTTTAGTTGAGGATCTTCAGTCATTTCAACAAACGGGTAATAAACATTGTTCATGCCCATTAGTGATGCAGCAGTCTTTGCTGCATCACATTCTGCCGAATTGGCTGTTAAGATACTGTTGCTTTGAATCAAATATGCTAAAGGTCCATTGTTTGCACTTAGCGCGGCTGCTAGAGCGCAAGCATGGGCATCTACCTCATCTAACCCACTGCGATTAATCACAGCGTCCAAATTCAATCTAATATCCTTAGAATGATCTGGGATGCTGTTCTTAATTGTGTCTACCCAACTCATTACAGAGTTGCTCCACCAATAGCGCGATTGCATGGGCAAAGTTCACCAGTCTGAAGTGCGTCTAGTACACGCAGAGCCTCATCTGGATTACGACCAACATCTAAGTTGTTAACAGTAACATGCTGAACTACATTACTAGGATCAACAATAAATGTTGCGCGAAGTGCTGCACCTGCAGGTTCAAAGAAGATTCCCAATTGATTTGCTAGCGACAATTCTCCGCGAGCCGTATCAGCAAACGACCAAGAATTGGTCTTCTTTAGGTCTTCATGTGCGTTGCGCCAAGCCAACTTACAAAACTCGTTGTCTGTTGACCCGATTAGCAACACCGCATCACGGTCTTCAAAGTCTTTTACCAACTTATCATATGCAACAATTTCTGTTGGACATACAAAAGTAAAGTCTTTTGGATAGTAAACAATTACCTTCCACTTACCAGAGAAACTCTGATCTGTAACTGTTACAAACGCATCATCAGGAGTTAATACACCTGGCTTAACACCTGTTACTGCAAACGCTTCAATCTTATCACCTACGGTCTTCATACTTTCTCCTTGTTCTAGTGTGAATTTATTTAATTATAACTAAGTGCCGCAAAATCTTTAGTGGGTAAACTGCTCAAATACTACCCAAACAAAAATAAGAATGGGCAGGTAAACATAAAATATTCGCTTGAATCGAATGGGCTTATGTTGCTTAATAGGTATACGCTTCATTCGGGCTTTTTTGGTTTGTAGTGGGGATTCTTGAGTTTTTTGTTTTCTTCTTGCTGCTGTTTAGTCAATCGCTTTGCTGCGATTTCTTTTGCAAACTTTAAGCCAGAACCTTTCTTTTTTAAATCAATACTCATCTTCTTCAATCTCCTGTACTATCCAGCCTAATTTTAACAAGTCTTGTCTAATCTCATCGGTGACTACACCCTCAGACATATAACCCATAGTACCGTCTTCATCACCATTACCTAAGCCACCACCTATGCCAGAACAGTACCAATCAATATAGTCACCTTTTTCTTGCATGTCAGCAATGATGCCACCTGCATGCCGCCAACTACAACTCCAGGTTTCTTCTTTAAGAATAGGCCATATGTCATTTTTAGTGAATTGATTGTTGCACATAGCAGCGTAAAGATTTTGTGCATATCCATCGGATTTTCTGACCTTTTCAAGAATCCATTCAGTACTACGCAAGTCGTACTCCATGTTGTTCTTTTTCCAATCAGGATCTTTCATATTTTTTTCATCTTGTTCTTTAGCAGACTTATATAGGTTCAAATAGTCTTCGCTAGGTTCTTTACCCTCGCTTTTGCATCTTTCCAAATAACCATTTAATTGGAAAGTATTGCGATCAGGGCTTTTTGATACTTCAGTCATTTACTAATGATAGCAAATATTAATTTGCAACAGAATAGTATTTGGGCTAAGATTCCCAACATGTACAATTACATTCAACCACTTTGGCTATAGCCTGAGTTGGAGTATAGACGGCAGGTGAAAGCGTACTAGAAGTATATGCTGTATTCAATAAAATAGGTACCGTATTTGCTGCCGGCAATCCATTTACTATAGGCAGTGGTGTGGTTGTTCCAACTATGACTAAGTTCTTTGGAGCAGTATTACTGAAAGACGCAATTGGCACAGGTGGAACTGGCTGATTAGCATTAGTAGGTGTACTAAGCATTAAGTTTGCTAGTTGCGTGTTTGTGGGTGTGTTTGGAATATTGTTTGTTAATGGAATACCAACTAGTTGCAATCTAGTTTGATTTCTAGATTGTCTCATTGAGCCTATCACGCTTTGTCCACCAACCGAATTCATATCAGAAATATTTTCTAATGTCTGTGCAGACATATTGGGCTGTGTTTCGGCAGAAAGCATTGGGATAGAATCGCCGAATGTATAAAGTGATGTTGGGTATGGATTCAATTTAGTGTCGTAAGGAATCGGTACCGGTGGCACCGCAATATATCTGGCTCGCTGTTCTTGCTGTAGAGCAGTACCAGTAAGATTGTAATTTGTGTTTAACGCAGTTGCTGCATTGATATTATTTGTACTAGCAGTTGCAATATAAGCAATTTCTGTGTTGGCTTGTGTAATATAGTCTTGAACAATACTATCCATGGTTGGCCAACCTGCTGTACCATATGCATTATTAGTACCACCAGTAGCCGGAGTTCCGTCAGCATTTACCGATAAGATACCAGTCGGCGGTGCTTGAATATGTACAACAACTGGGCTAGGATCACTTGCTTGAGTTCCAGGATTAGTAATTGTAAATCCTGTTACTTTACCGTATGTTGAAATATTAGTAGGATCAGTTCCTATAACGACTGTTGCCGTAGCGGCAAATCCACCTGATCCTGTTATAGTGACAGTTGGTGCAGGTGCTGTACCTCGGCTATATCCTCCGCCAGTGTTAGTAATTGTAAACCCAGTAAGAGAATAATTACCACCTGCAAGAGTTATAGTTGCTGTTGCTGTTGCTTGCGCCCAAGTAACTGCTAGATATAATTGTTGATAAATCGTTGATAATTTTGTAGTCTGTAATTGTTGTATACCAGTCTTAACTTGTTGTAGTGGATATGGTAACCCAGACATACATCCAAAGAAATTAGACATAGTATAAGTTCCATTTGGTCCACCACCTAACGCTATGTTAGCCAGTGCTGAATTCGCCAATTCAGTATTAGTAGGAACGTCTGTGCCATTAATAAGAGGTAAGTTAGCAGTTGTTTCAGTAGAATAAACTGTTTGAGCAAATCTAGGTAAATCAACTTTATTGATATTATTTACCTGTTGCATCGTAGCCGCAAATGCACCTGCCAACACTGCTTGATTGTCTGGCAGTATCCCTTGTAAGTGAGATCCATATCCTCTAGCAGGTGGTTGAAAATTAAGTGCGTTTGACATATTAAGCCTTATTAATAAACCTATTAGTAGTTACTGATCCGCCACCCGCTGCACCACTCGTCACGCCGGCTGTAACAGCAGCAGACTGAGGAGAATAAGGAGCAGATACCGGTTTAGCAATAGTTGGCATAGCAGGTGGAGTTACCGGTGCAACTTTGGCTGCTACTGACGGCGCGGTAAGTTGTGAGTTTACTTGACCTGCTGAGAATAAAGGATAATATGTTTTACTGTTTGTAGGACCAGGTGTAGTATTATAACTAGGTACAGTCATTGAAGTGTGTGATAATGGAAACAACTTCTGCACATTTAATAAATCTGCTAATGATGTTAGACCTTTAGTTTTGCAAGATAGCGGGACTAACACTTCATCCAGCGCCGAACTGCGAACTATAGAAAATGCGCTGTATATCTGTTGCTCTTGCTGTTTAGTAGGTGTCGTGCCACCATTAGAAATGTTTTCAACATCGTCTGCGCTCAATCCAGATGATAGTAATGCTAGATTAAGATTTTTTGTTTGTGCATTATGTTGCTTGATTAGTTGCAAGACTGTTGAAGGTAAACCAAATTTATGTATTTGTGATATATTGAGTGCCTTGCCTAAGTTAATCAAATCTTGTCCGAATTCTTGCATAGAAAGAGTTACACCAGATAAGTCACCAGTAATTAAATCATTTTGATTACTAAATGTTCCTTTCTGGAAATTAGTCGAATTNGCAACAGTATTAATGTTCTTGTTTGAGTAAGTTGCAAAGTTATGGAATGTCANGAATGAAGATGTAAAATCTTTATAAGAAGGAGTAGATGCTACGCAAGCAGCANTTCCGGTACCGGCTCCTGCACCGCTAGCCGTAAAAGTGCCACCTAAGATTGGTGTGCCAGTATATCCAATCGCGCCCCAATCTGTAGTACCTAAAAACGATATACTATAAGTAGTCCTTACAACAAAAGATCCTGCACTAACTACAGTTGCACTATTCCAGTTGAATTCATTCCAAGCCTGTAATGCTAACAGTCTAACGTAGCCCCACTGAGTTACACTGTCATTTGGATTACTGGTAGAATAAGGTAACCAAGTAGCACTTTGACCTTGACCAGTATCTCCCGCTATAGGATAGCCTGAAGTCGCTTGACCACTCCAAACACCTGAAGGATCGTCTATTGTATAAGTGGGCGGCACTGAATTACCTAGTGCAGGAATAGTATTTGCACCAATAGAGATTAGATTGTTATAAGTTGCATCAGAAACTTGCGTGCCAAGATTTTGATATGCTGAATTGATTGCATTAGTCAACCAATTAAGACAAGTATCGGTTACTATACTGCCAGGAGTATAATTTGCGTTGTCAGTACTACTGCCCATTAATTCTGTTGCTGTAGGATTTATTGCAAAACCCTGACCTTGCAGTAATGAACTTACTACATTAACCCCTAATGGGCTTTGGTTACCAGTAGTACTCATGGTACGAAAACGTCCTCGCTGCCTTCTTGAATTTTATGCCCACAATCATTAGGTGAGCCAATTCTTAATACAGGTAGTCCTTCTGCAAATACAGTTGGACTACCTTCTGTAGTCTTAGCAACATGATGCTTATGACTACCATGATGTGAGGCAATTTGACTGGGGCCGTGCAGACCTACAGGAGTACCATTGCAAAACACAGTATTTGCACCTTGCTGAATTGCTCCTCCTGCATCATTCTTATCATTTAGTCTGCTTAGTCCTGGCATCTATTATCCTAGTATTACTTTCTTATCAGGTACTTTAAGACCCGTAGTAGCCTCGATATACTTGGCTTTAACTGACTCATCAGTTTCACCAATTATTGAGATACTATTATTATTTAGTCTGTAATTTGAGTGCATTTTGCCAGTAAAAAGTGAAGGCATTAGACCAACTCCGCCTTGTGATGGCATGACAGAAACTGGATCTGCTACTATAATGTTGTCATTGTTTACCGTAACTACTTTAGCGATCATTTCTATACCACCGATCACTACAAAAGTGTAAATTCCGTCGGCTTGTAAATCTTGTAAGTTCATATATTATCCTTGATTATCAAAATGCGCTTTTAATTGATCAAATCCACCAATTAATTTTCCATCTAAAAATACTTGCGGTACGGTTCGTGCGTTAGGTACAGACTCTAGCAATTGCTGCTTAGACCATCCTCCACCAACCTTACGCTCTTCGTATTGAATACCTTTTTGTGTTAGTAATGCCTTTGCTCGGTCGCAATAAGGGCACATATCCTTGCTCCAGATAACTGCTGTAGTCATGATTTCTCCTTGTTTTATATTTAGAGTTCAGGTAGTTCGTCGTAATTTAATACTTCACTCATTGCACCAATTACATAATTAGTACTTTCTGACTCTTGTAATGCTGTTTGTTTGTTGGCAGTATTTGTATGTTTGTTGAACCACGGAATTGGTGTGGTCTTGGGTGCAGGATTAAGGTACTTAATACCAATTTCTTTTAGTGCGCCTGCTGCCGTAAAGTCAACAAAGTCTTTTAAGATGTTTGCATTAAGACCAATTACCGAACCCTTTCTAAACAAATAATCTGCCCATTCTTTTTCTTCTCTGATTACATCCATGTATAGTTGATAAACTTCTTGTTCACATTCTTGCTTTGCTTGAGCAAAGCGGGTGTCTTCTTTGACAACTTGATTAATAAGGTAAGCAGTCCAGCCTTTATGTAGAAGTTCATCTTGGAGAATTAAACTGATAATGTTTCCATTACCAATAAAGATTCTGTTCTCAACCATTGCTAAGCTTGTAGCAAAACTTACCATAAAGCGGAATGCTTCCAAAGCGTAACTAGCGTGTAGAGCCATATAAATTGCTTTAATATGCTGGTGCTCTTTTACTGGCACTTCTAATTCAACTTCACAATTTACTTTGTGCAGGTGATCATAATACTTACCAACACTGCTTGCCATATCTACAATTTCTTTTGTGTCATGAATAGTATTGAATACTTCTTTTGGCACATTATAAACATTACGAATAATATGACTGTAGCTACGACTGTGGATGTTTGTTTCGAAAAATGACCAATTATAAATGAGTGCTTCTAATTCAGGCAGTGATACAACTGGCGTAAACACTTGGCTAGGTGCTCTGCCCTGCAAACTATCTAGCGCAGTTTGACGCAACAAGTTGCTAGTAAAGATATGTTTTACCGCATCACTTGCATCCTTAAAATCGTTAGCGTCTTTGCTCAAACTAATTTCTTCGGGTACCCAAAAGAAACCTCTAGCAGTTGCTTCAAAGTCTGCAATCTTACGATATTTAGTCTCCTCAAATCTCTGTATTGTGACTGGACCTGCAGGATCTAAGAACATCTTACGATTAAGATAATCAGTTGGTTTGCTTAAATCATATTGTTGTTTTGACATTTTTATTCTTTCTCAATTGAGCTTCTCTCATTTTTTGTTTTGTTTCTTCTGATCGCTTAACTCCAACTGGATTAGAATTTTTATTATGCGATAATCTTAATTTCAATTTAGTTTCTTCAGACTTTACTCGACCTTTTAGTTTTTCACTCACTAGACTTTTTCTTTTTTCCGATTGCGGCGGTCTTTTAATACCTTTTAAAGCATTACTTATTTTAGATTTATGATCTTCTGTAAAAACTATTCCAGACGTACCTTCTCCGCCGTCGGTTCTATTATGCAATATACCAGTACCTAAATCTTTTCTACCGTACCATCGAATCATTCTTCGTTCAAGTGCTAGAGCTCCGATTTCTGTTAAGTTAGATTCTAAAATAATGATATAAGATTTTTTTGGAGTATGTACACCTTTATTGTTAATTCGGTGTTGTTCCCATGCTCGATCATCTTTTCCTTTACCAATATAGTAAGGGGTGCCATCTTTTCTCAAGTAGGCATAGATGTAATAGTGTAAATACGTATGCTGTAACTCCTCACAGTTATAGAGCCGGTGGATATTGCGAGTATCGTGATCGGCAATTGTATTTATCATTACAACTTACAAGCAATGCAATCCTCTTCATTATCAAAATCAACAATTTCAAGTTGACTAGGCGGTGCATCTTCTTGTTGCTTGCTGCCAGCTTTATTCACGAGGCTATAGTAAAAAGTCTTTAGTCCGTAACTGTGTGCTAGCATTAAGTTTTTAGCAATTGTAGTTGTTGGGACTTTTCTATCTGCATAATGTGCAGGATTATAGAAAGTATTTGTACTAATGCTTTGATCGACATATGCTGCCAATACTGCTGCTGTTTTTAGATAACCAATACAGTCACGTTGTTCCCACATTAGTTGATATTTGTTCTTTAGTTTTTGATATTCTGGTACAACTTGAGTAAGTGATCCAGCTTTACTTTCTTTGACCGTAATCAAACTCATTGGCATTTCAATACCATTAGTAGAGTTAATTACAACTGAGGAACTTTCTACTGGGGCGATTGCCATAAGTGTAGCGTTTCTTACGCCATACTGTTTCATTTGTGTGCGTAGCGATTCCCAATCTAATTCAGGAGTGAAATCTGCCAATTCGTTAACTCCCTTGGCTCGCAACTCCCACGGGAACACGCCCTGACCATATCTAGTCTTGCTGCTGTGCAAGCAAGGTCCCCGCTCTTTAGCAAGTTCTACGGTTGCTTCGGTTAAATAATAGGCTTGATGTTCCATCCAACTTTTAACTTCTTGCAGTGAATCTTTTTCTCCATACTTCATACTACGCTTAGCATGCCAATATGCTAGATTAGTAACACCAATTCCTAGTGGTTGAATTTCATCATTGCTCAATTTAGACTGTATAGATAGAAAATCCTGATAGTCTAAAATATTGCATAAGCTACGCTGTAATATTCTGCAAGCCCTACGCATATCTTCCGGGTTTCTAAACGCTCCCCAATTGATAGACCCAAGTGTGCATAAAGCAATTCTGCCCTTATCATCATCTAAACGCTTAAACGACTTAGTGGGCAATAGGATCTCGCAGCATAAATTGGATTGATAAATTGTATGATATTCTGGATCGAAAGGACCTTGATTCATTGCATTATCGATGAATACTAGATAGATTCGACCAGTGTCAGTTCGCTCTTTTAAGATGCCTGACTTGAATACTTCTTCAGCACTCATGGTCTTTTTGCGTAAATCCTTACGTTTTTCATATTTGACGTAAAGTTCGGCAAATTTCTCGGAATTTCTGTAAAAAGCCTCGTATAAGTCTGGAACTTCGTTGGGGTCAAAAAAAGTGATATTTTCACGGTTTTTGAACCTTTTCCAGAAGAACGCTGATAGTACTACGCCATAGTCTAAATGACGCACTCTTGTTTCTTCTGTTCCCTGATTGTTCTTTAGTACGATTAGGTCATCAAATTGGTGATGCCATATGGGATAGAATACTGTTGCTGACGCATTTCTAATTCCACCTTGCGAGCAAGAGCGCAAATCGGCAAACCACTTCTTAAGAAAAGGAATCATCCCAGTATGTTTGATTTCGCCACCTCTGATTGGGGATCCCAATGGGCGTACTCTACCAACTTCTAAGCCTATGCCAGCTCGTTTGCTAGCATACTTTGCCATCATTTCACCTGAAGCAAATATACTATCCAAATCATCATCCGAACGAATAAGTACGCAAGAACTAAATTGCTTAGTAGGAGTACCCAATCCAGCAAGCACAGGAGTCGCGAGAGTAAAGAGTCCATCACTGGCGGCATTGTAGTATTCTTTGATAAGCTTAAGCCTTTGTGATCTATCTTCTCTATGAAAGACTGTGGCAGCAGCCACCATATACCGAATCTGGGGAGTTTCATAAATCTCCTGTGTAGCGCGATTACGCACCAAATATTTTTCAATTAATTGCTCAATAGCAGCATATGAATATTGCTCGTCTTTTTCATGGTCGAGCATGTCATTCATCTTATTCCATTCTTCTTCTGTATACCATTCTAAAAGTTCAGAAGTATACAATCCAATACCTACATTCTTCTTAACAATGTCGTAAAGATGAAGTGGTTTATAATCACCATATACATCTTTTCTCAGCATAGACAAACGCTGCTTTCCGGCAACGTATTGGTAATTAATATGTCCAATATCAGGATTACTTTCTACGTCAATCAAATCTACTATAGCCCGTAGAGTAATTCCATCAATTTCTCTAGTAGTAATACCATCGTAAAAGTGTGGTTGTGCTTTAATCTCAATCATAGATTGAGATACATCTGCTATACCCTTACATATCTTAGCTATCTGTGCTTGCCATTTTTCAATGGTCAAAGCCTCTTTATTGCCCGAACGTTTGATAACTGTAATCTTCATTTTTAACCTAATTTATTGTAGAGTGGATCAATCTTTATTGTTTTAGTGATTGCAAAATCGTGCAGTGAGTTATTTAATACCGTACCAGGCCAATAATTCAATACATATTTTACAGGGTCTACCAGGACTAATACCACGCTTTCGTTATTATGATCGGTTGCCTCACATAATGCAACGTCTTTTATACCCAATAGCAATAGGGTATAGATCATGCCCAAAGCTCGGGCATAATAACAGTATACGTTGTCAGAAAGTAACTGCCATGGATTGGGCCAGTCTGTTATCAAGTCTGCGTGTAGATAGTAAGTTTGTATTGGGGCGGCTTGCCAAAACTTATCAACCTCTACTACTTTAGTTTGTAGAGGCTTGTCTTTTAGTTCTAGTCTTAGATCAGCCCAGCTCTTTAGTCTGGTTTCATATTCAAGTAAAAATACGTTCATCGTTGTGATACTTATCACACGCTTTTATATACTATAATATTTTAGAAATATGTGAATACTACCGCTCCTCCGCTACCCGGAGATGAACTAGTGTTAATCGGACCTCCGTTTCCGCCGGCGCCAGCAGTAGCACTATTGTAATAAACACCGGCAAGGGCTACAGCGCCGGTAATACCGGTACCGGGATTACCAACTGTATTTTGCTGGTTTCCTGAAGTTCCTACTGCACCTCCATTGCCCGGGGTCGGAGCACTAGCCGCGCCGCCCGCGCCGCCATTAGTAGTCATATTAGTAATAGCCAGTGTTCCCGATGTAATCGTTGATGAGGTGCCAGATGAGCCTGCAGTAGCAGGAGCACGAACTGCGCCACCACTACCAATAGTATATGTGACTGTTTGCCCCGGTGAACAGTTATAACCAGAGCGAGCATACGCGCCTCCACCGCCACCACCGCCGGCGAGGGTAGTACCACCGCCACCACCGCTACCACCAGCTGCCCATATTTCCATTACAACAAAACTAGCCCCTGCAGGAACAGTTTCAGTCCCGGTACCCGCACTAAGAGGAACGTAGACAGATTGGCTGATTATAGCCCCGCGAGTAATCATTGTCTGCATAATCGACATTATGATAAGCCTCCACCTGATATAATAAATGTAGTAGCGTTTAGGGCGTTAGCCACGCATAATAAAGTACACACACTCTTCTGAGCCAATGTTCGGTTAGCAGCAGTACTGTTGCCCGAAAGATATAATGTAACGTTTGACAAAGCGTTTACAAACACGTTTCCTGTACCACTATTATAGATAGTAAAGATGTCGCCCGGTAAGAATGTGTTTTGTGTTAAGTTAGCCTGTATATTTGCAGTGCTCAATATAATAAATTGGCCAACATCGGTTCTTGCTAATGCATAGTTAGCAGACTTAGCAGCGCCGCTTTGCGGTACGTTTACACCAATTGCGTTGCCCGACACTGTGAGGTTACCACCAGTAATGTTGCCAGTACCTGATACTACACCAGAACCGAATAATAAGTTACCAGTAGTAATATTACCTGTTGTAGTTACGTTGCCTACATGCGTACCAATAATGTTGCCACCAGTAATATTACCTGTAGTTGTAATATTACCTGAACCCGATACTACACCAGAACCGAATAATAAGTTACCAGTAGTAATATTACCTGTTGTAGTTACGTTGCCTACATGCGTACCAATAATGTTGCCACCAGTAATATTACCTGTAGTAACAATGGTATTAGAACCAAATGATGCTAGATATGTAGCAACGCTGCTGTTGTTGTAAGTGCCGGTAGGTGCAGCAGCAAATGCACCGTTTCCGTATAGAACGTTACTTGCGTTACCATCTGATGCTCTTAATAGAGAACCAGATGATACCGTCCAGTTGCCAGTTATATTTCCGGCGTTAGAAGTAGAACCGGTTGTTATAGTTAGGTTGTTACCACTTATTGTCTGAGCGTTGGCAAATACTATGCCGCCACCTAGATATATATTACCGCTATTTACCTGCAGTGCATAGGATTGTCCTGCGGTAATTGTCATATTAGTACCGGCAGTTGGGGCACCTGCAATATAAAAAGTCGCTGCCTGAGAAGCGGTTACAGAAGTATTTGCCGCTGCTAAGCTAGGAGTGCTTAAATAGTGTATAGCAGCACTGGGGATAGTGCTACTTGCTGCTGCCGAGTTGTCGGTATATGTCGCTGATAATGCGCGAATACCCATGCTACCGGTAGAAGGCGCACTAGAAATAGCAGTAGTGTTGGCAGTACCTGTGTAAGATCCGTATGCCGTAATACTATTTGCTGCAATATAACTGTTACTATTGGTGTTGGCAATAATATTACCAGTAAACATGTTACCCGCGATATTTGTATTACCACTAACATATAATGCATAAGAGTTTGTGAATGTAACGTTTGTACCTTGTGTGGGCGCACTTTCAATAATAAATGATGCTGCATTACCCACAATACCAGTGTTAGATGCGGCGTAGGTTGGTGTTCTTATTACGTGAACGCCAAATAACCCTAAATTAGTACTGGCGACACTATTATCCGTGTATGTAGCCTGAAGTGCGCGAATTCCTATGTTGCCGGCTGCACTAGATAAGGCTAACTGACCGGTTCCACCGCCGCTAGCGACAAAACCGTTGCCGGAGAAACCGCCACCGGTAATGTTGCCAGTAGTTACAATAGTGTTTGAACCAGTATTTAAAGTACCGGCTATGTTAACGCCAGTAGTAGTGACTACCACTACGTTAGCAGTACCGCCGGCTGAAATATTAACGTTACCACCTGCTGTAGGGATAGCTACGTTTGAAGTACCGTTTGCGTGTATGCCAATAAAATTACTACCAGTTACGTTGCCTCCAAAAAACGAGTTACCACCTGCGACAAACAACGAATACGGATTCGTAATCGTCATATTTGTGCCCTGCGTCGGAGCACCTGCAATATAGAAAGTTGCTGCGTTTGTAGCAGTAACTAATGTATTCGCTGCGGCTAAACTCGGAATAGCAAGAGCATGTACCGCAGCATTTGCAATCGTGCTGCTGGCTGCTGCTGCGTTGTCGGTAAATGTTGCAGCTAAAGCTCTAATACCCAAATTAGCCGTCACAGCACTAATGTTAGCATTACCGTAAGCACCTAGACCAGCTGTTAAGCTGTTTGCATATACATATCCGTTAGCAACCGCAGCACCTACGTTGCCGGAAAAAGTATTGGCAGATATGACGTTAGCACCTGTTAAGTTTCCACCTGAACCTGATCCAATCGTTAAGTTGGGAACAATAGCGTTTCCTGTAGAAGTTAACGTGCCTGCGACAACGACTTGACCAACGCTCGCATTATTAGCAACAGTCAATATGTTAGCAACGCCGTTGGCAGTAAACAATAAGTTGCCACCAGTTGCCGAAACGTTGATGTTAGAAGTACCGCTTGTTAGCGGGAAAGAAGCGGTAGCAGACACCGCAGATGATACCCAGTTAGTGCCGTTAAATGTTAGTACGTTACCTGTAGTACCTGTTGCAGTAATGAACGTGACTGCACCTGTAGCATTTCCTACAAGTAGTGCGTTGGCAGTTAGTGTAGTAGATCCAGTACCGCCTGCGCTAACTGCTACGTTACCAGTAGAAATATTAGCTGCGTTTAAACCAGTTAAGAACTGACCGTTAGCAATGATGTTACCACCAGTAATGTTGCCAGTACCTGATACTACACCAGAACCGAATAATAAGTTGCCACCAGTAATATTACCTGTAGTTGTAATATTACCTGAACCCGATACTACACCAGAACCGAATAATAAGTTACCACCGGTAATATTGCCCGAAGTAGTAATTGTATTAGAACCGGCAGCAATGATACCAATGATGTTACCACCAGTAATGTTGCCAGTACCTGATACTACACCAGAACCGAATAATAAGTTACCACCAGTGATGTTGCCTGTAGTCGTGATTGTATTGGCGCCAGCAGCAACTGCGCCAGCAAAAGTCGTCGCAGTAATTGTATTGGTAGCCATGTTAACAAAGACGCCGGTTACCTTTTCAAGAGAAAAGTTACCATTGGCCGAGTTAGAAGTACCTGTTATGTATACTGTTGTATTAACTGATGTATTTGTTAGTACTGCTGCTGCGTTAGTGGCAGATGTCGCAACAAACGCAGTTGAATACCAGTTAGTACCGTTACTTGTTAATATATTACCTGAAGTACCCGGAGTGATAAATGTCACTGCGCCTGCGGTATTGCCAACAATTAGTGCGTTAGCAGTTAAGGTTGTAGATCCAGTACCACCATTAGCAACTGCAACGTTACCGCTTAAGTTGGCAGCGGGAATAGCCTGTAATTGCGAGGCGTTACCAATATAATAATTAGCAGTTACGTTGCCACCGAAATATGAATTTCCGGCACCTACAAAGAGTGCGTAAGTGTTTGCACCAGTAACTGTTACGTTTGTACCCCCTATTGGCGCATTAGCAATATAAAAAGTCGATAAGTTGCCCGGTGTAAGAGCACTAGTCGCAGTTAGAGTGGGCTGACCAATCGCGTGAATAGCAAGATTGGGAGATCCTGTTGATACGTTATCTGTATAGGTTGAGTTTACTGCTCTGAGACCTAAATTACCCGGTACTGCTGTTCCTATAGGACCAACGTTAGCATTACCTGATATAGGTCCTTGTACGGTATGAGAGGGGCTTAGTACCCCGATCTTTGTGGTAAAAACATTTGTCGTCACAGTTCACTTTCCCTGTTCCGTTTATTATTTAAACAGGGTGAATATAAACGAAAAACTATTCACCCTGTAATTAACACTATTAGTTTGGTGTTAAGTAAATTGGCACAACTTTCACGTTTGCTGTAGCGCCAAACGTAGCGTTTGCTGCTGCATAGAGTGTTACGTTAGCTGTTCCTCCGTTAATATTTGCTGAAATGTCAATAACATCAGCCCCCGGGGTTGCGTTTGATACTAGATCAGCAAATACTGTTATATAAGCATTTGTACCGTCTTGTAACAATAGCACTTCAGTGGCTTGATAACCATTTGCACCAGTTGCTATAACAACATATTTAGCAGCTCTGAAAGTACTTGGGCTAAATTGATCAAGTACTGTTGCTGTAGTTGTTACTGCAACGTTTGCGCGGGTAGTCGTAAATCCTGCAGGGGCTGTGTTACTGCCACCTACTATGATATTACCGGCTGAAGTAATATTACCGGTTGATGATACTAGGCCAGTAGTTAATAAGTTAGTACCAGTAATATTGCCAGTAGATGTTACTGCTGCTGCAATTACGTTACCAGTTGCAGATACTATGCCACCGAG